GTGCATGATGGCGTCCGGCTGGAACTGGGCCAGTGCACGGCTTACTGCTTCGCTGTCGGCGATATCGGCCTTGAGGAAGCGGTAGCGGGGATGGCCTTCGATGCTGGCCAGCGATTCCAGGTTGCCCGCGTAGGTCAGCTTATCGAGGTTGAGGACCTCATGGTCCGTCTCGTTCAGCAGGTGTCGGACGAGAGCCGAACCGATGAAACCGGCTCCGCCGGTGATAAGGATGCGCATGTCGTGGACCTGTTGAGACGTGGGGTATGAGTCGCGAGCGGCCTATGGTCGTGGATTGTGCAGGGCCTTCCAAGTCCTTTGGTGGGCGAAGCCGGATGTCCGGGGAAGTGCGCTGGCCGGATAGCAAAAAGCCCCGCAATAGCGGGGCTTTCAAAGATTGTGCCGGCACCAGGAATCGAACCCGGGACCTACTGATTACAAGTCAAAGCCTTTTAACAAGTAAATCAGGTACTTACCTAGAAGCATTGTACGCCCATACCACCCACCAAAAGCAACATTTCCAATGGGGCAGGGTTTCATTGTACGCGAGAAAACCGCCCCTCCACCCTGTGGATAACTCAATCAGCAGCCGGGTTCACAACTGGCAGGCTGAGGTCGTAGACGTCCAGCATCGCCTCGCTTCGGTGCCCGGATGCCTGCTGCTTCTCACCCCTCGTGCCGGCCGTGTCCGTGATGCCGCGCCGCTTCAGGTCGTGCAGGCCGAAGCGCTCCTCTTCGGAGATGATCCCCTCGGCCAGCGCGCCGTCGATGAACCGCCACCAGGCGGAGTCGAGGCTCGACTTCTGCAGGGCCCCGCCGTGGGCCGCGACGATCAGGCGCCGCTTGTCCGCCTGGATTGGCACCGGCATGGCCTTTTCCTTCCACACCGCAGCCCTGTACTCCTTGGCCGCGTCCCATGCAGCCCGAAGGCGCGGCGTCCACCTGACGACGTTGTCCCGGCTGCCCTTCCTCCGGTTTGTCAAAACCCCTTCCTCTGTCTCGTTCGCATCCGTCAAGGTGACCGTCTCAATGCCGCGAAGCCGGCACAGATAGCTAATCTCCATGACGTACCACAGGTATGGTGAACAGGCCCCCTTCTGCCCGCGCTTCAACTGCCCAAGCTGCTGTGCACGCTGGATCAAAGCGTTCATCACCTGCGGTGCAGGTAGCCTCCGGCGCTTCCTCTCCTTCGGCGCCTCGATGCCCTGGGCCGGGTTGATGTCAACGTACCCCCGATTCCGCCCCCATTGCATGACCCGGCGCAGGTAGCGCAGCACGTGGGCTGCTTTGGATGGCGTGCCTTCCTGCGCGATCTTGTCGACCAGGCGCTGGATCAGGGGAGGGGTGAACTTCTTCACGGCGAGCTGACCCAGGGTCTTGCCTGGGATCTTCGTAGGAAGGCTGATCAGCACGTCGCGACAGTAGTCGTAGTCATCCTGGCTGCTCTTCTGCAGCCTGGTGAACTTGTCGCTCAGGCGGAACTGCTCGCACAGGTAGGTCAGGCTGTCGCGATCCACGCCGTGGATCTCCTCGACCAGCTTGTGGAGCTCCGAAAGCGTGACGTCAGCCGCGCAGAGGTTCTTCCGCTGGCGCCGGCCGGCCTCATTGAAGGACAGCATGTACCAGGTGCCGCTCCCGCGGTGGTCGAAGTAGACACCACGAGGGAGGGCGGCCTGGTCAATGTGGCCAGGTATGTTGGGGTTGTGCTGCCGCTTCCTGCCGCTCTTCATCCAAGGATGTCCGGGGTGTAGCCATCGGGCTGCGAGGCGGCCTTGATGCCGCCGGCGTCGTTGATAAGGTCAATCGTAGTCCAGGGCCCCTTTCGGCCGAGGAACAGCTTGATGCCCTGGGCGCGCATGCTGCGCTCGACGTCAGATCGCCTGGTGTAGCCTGTGATCCTCTGCAGGTCTTCGAACTCAAGGATTCGCTCGCCTGTCATGGGGTGCCTCCTGTGTTTCGTTGCGCGCTACGTTTCCACGGTCTTCAATTCGTGGCGCTGCGCGTTTGTGCGCTACTGCTTGGGCTGGTCTTCCTTTTCCAGGGCTGGCCTGGCGGGGCACTGGAGTGTGATCACGCCGTTCGCGGTGGTGATTTGGGGCATTGCCATCCGGCGGGCTTCGTTCCGCTGGGTGACAGCGATCTCGTGCATGATGAACATGGCCAGGAAGCCAAGGCCGAAAAGCCAGGTAAGGAACCGGTCTGCATTCACCTCACCACCCCCTGCGCTCCAAGCGCATCGTCCCCGGCCTCCTGCATAGCGATATCGATTGCCTTGCGCTGGGCTGCCGCCCGCTTCTCGGCGTTGGGGAAAGCGTCACCGCTCAGGATGACCCCGGGATAACAGCGATCCGCCATGAACCCTTCTTCGACGTAGAACGCCAGGCTTCCGGTCGATAGGAGCTCGCAGATCACTTTGCGGCACTTGGCCAGGATGAAGTCCAACCGTGCGGTATCAGTGATGGTCTCAGGCATCGCGGCGCATCTCTTTGGCCTTCTGGAAATTGGTGCAAATGACAACCACATCACGCCCTTCGCGGCGATGGATCGGCATCTGTTCGAAGGGAAGGGTTGAGCAGTCATGAAGCCGCTTGCTGCAGGCGGCGCAGCGGCCACCCTTCGGGTAGAAGCTGGTTGTCGTCTCGCTCACTGCACCACCTCCGGTGCGCGCTCGATGGTCCTGCTGCTGCCGTCATTGCTGTGCACCACCAGGGCCGGCCGCTGGATCGTTTGCGTGCCGTCCTGGTAGAGGCGGCGAGTGGGGACGCCGTAGAACGGCCCTCCCGGCGCGAACGGATCGGGCATCTTGTCCATGTTGTCGATCATGATGGTGAGCAGGCAGTGGAACAGCGGGCCATCCTTCGAGTCGCTTTGCCGGCGGCCGCTCATGCTCGCTGCGCTGTCTTCCAGGCCGTGGACAAAGCACAGGTCCCAGAGGAGCCGCCCAGGCTTCGGCGCAGGGTCGAGGTCAACGCGGTGCACCGGATTGATGCCGAGGCAGTCGCACAAGTCCGAGTAGCTGAGATCGGAGAACAGCCGCAGGGACTCAGCCCCCAGCAGCCACTTACCGAGCGCACGCCGAGTCTCTTCGGTCGATGTCCGCACACCTTTCCACCAGGCTTCCCAGTCCTTGAGCATGAGTCGCGCCTGGAAGCTGTGATCCGCCTCCAGGGCCTTCTTGGTCTCGCTGTAGATCTCCAGGGGACCGCGCAGGTCCGCCTGCCTGGACAGTCGCCTCGCAACCAAGAGGAGTGTCCTGGGCTTCAGGTGCTGCATGGAAAAAAGCTCAGCCAAGCGATCCAGATGCTCGGGCTTCATGGGGAGGAAGGAACGGCTTGTCATGACCAGCACCTCACGGCCGGCGCGGGCTGGTCGAAGGCTTCAGGGGGCAGCGGTGCCTCCCAGCGCTCGCGCCAGCCGTAGTCGGCGATCTTGATATAGGCGGCCAATCCCACGATCAGCCACGCAGGGGGAAGCAGGAAGGCCAGCAGGACCAGCTCGGGCCGGCCGCTGGTGAGCATGAGCGGTGCCAACTGGTGGGCCATGACGGTGGCGAGGAAGAGCCACAGCAGGGCGGCGACGAGCAGGGCGATGGTCTTGAGCATCACAGGGCACCTCGGTTGGCGAGGCGGCGCACCACCTCTTCGGAGTGGTTGGCGGCGGCCTGCAGCTCGGCAACGGTGACCGACTCAATCGGCTTGCCCAGCGTCTGCAGGTACTCAGCAAATGCGCGTTGCGCCGGTCGGTTCCAGTGGTTGCAGAAGGCACCGATGTCGCGCAGTTGCTCCTGCAGGTCCAGGGCGAAGAGGTCGAGGCTGTCCGGGTTCCAGGCCATCTACGCCACCACTGCCGATTCGATGCGGCGGACAGCGCTGAAGGTCTCGATGCGGCGCGGTGCGCTGGGGCGCCTGACGGCGCTGGGATTGTGCTGAAGGCCCATCAGGAGAGCGATGACCATGCACAGAGCTGGAGCGATGATGCCGCGCCGGAATGCTTCGGCTACCAGTGCGGTGCGCTTGTAGGTGTGAAGCTTGTGCATCACGCGTTCGACTGCACCCTTTACGGTGCGAGGCGAAATGCCTGCTTCGAGAGCCGCCTGTTTGTCTGTCTCGCCAGCAGCTATTGCAAGCAGGCACCGAAGCTCGCGCTCTGCAATGCCGCTGTCCATGCACCCGACAAGGCCGGCGTAATAGATCTTTTCCACGAGACTTCCCTCCAGAGGCGTATGCACTGGAGAGATAATGGCTTTGGCATTACTGCCTAGTCAATGCCTGTGGTTATATTTTTTATAGCCCAGGCATTTTTGCATCGACCACGCGCCCTATCACTCGCCAGGAATCGCCGTACGGCTCAGGCTGAAAGGCTTGATTCAGAGGTAGTAGGTATGTGGCTGACCCCTCAGTAAGGAAGCGTCGGAAGACGAACTCGCCTGCTTCGTTCCTGAAAAGATAAAAGCGCCCGTCTTCCGGCTGGGCGGCTTCACGCGCGACAAGAATGAGAGTGCCCTCTGGGAAGCTCGGCGCAATATCGGCTCTCATTGAGGGGCCCTTAACACGAATCCAGACGCCGTCAGATCCAGCGTTCTCGGTTGTGCCAACGAACCCCTCAATGATCTCAATTGGTATGCCGCCGGTTGGCAGAAATGCTGTACTTAGTGAGCCCCACGAGATGACTGGATATCCATGAGATCCCTTTGATTCCTGGGGCGCAGGCTTTTTTACTTGCTCGCCTGATCGAACCCGTACGTCACCAAGAATCCTGTCGTCCAAATCGGCCGGAGCTGAGGCTTGGGAGAGCTTCACTGCTAGCCGTGGGCTGAACGCACTCACTGGAACCTCAAGAAGTCCCGCAGCTTTTATGGCGAACTCAAGGTTCAGCCCGTTGCGCCCATTCAGGTAGTGAGAGAAAGAGGCTTGCGTCATGCCGAGCCTTTCGGCGGCAAGCTCTTGGGTGAGGCCTAGCGCGTCCTTTTTCTCGAAATAGATGCTCTTCAAGGCGGCGCATTCGGCCAGTTGGTTGGGAGTGAGGCTTCGTCTAGTCATCCTGAGACCTTAAAACCTATGGCATTTTTCACCTAATGCCGCGCCTTGACTTGCATTAATGCCAACGGTAATACTGGGGTTGCTACCAAAAATATGGTGCGGCGATGACCAGAACCCCCCTTTCCCAATACGCCTTACGGCGTCAGTCGGAGGTCGCTAAGCAGCTTGGCGTCACTCAGGCGTCCATCAGCAAAGCGATACGCATGCAGCGCTCGATCTTTGTTCTTGTTGCCGAAGACGGAACGGTCTCTGCAGTTGAAGAGCGCCCTTTCCCGAGCCGTGAAAGGGCCGCGGATAAAGAATATGAAAAACAACCGCTGTGAATAAGAGGAGGAAACTACCTGTTTATTTGAACAGTATTTGGCGTGATCAAAGCCCGTTATCTGGGACTATGCACAGAAAGGCTCACTGAATTCTGGGCATAAAAAACCCGCCTGGCCGGGCGGGTTCTCTTCTCCACTCGTTACCGCGAGTGGCTTGTACTTCATCGCTATTGAGGAGCGAGGAAATGTCACATCCCGAAATTACCAAAGAGACCCCCGAGAAGCAAGAGGCGCAGGAGCCCCAGTCGGCAGTAGAGATTGCATACGACGCCGTCGAATGCATGCGAATCGAGCTGCTGAGTGCACGTGAACTGATCTCAGTTCTCCGGGCAATCGACCGCGATATGGACTCGACGCAGCACATCCGCCAGCTCTGCCGAGCAGGGATGAAGGCTGCCGAGTACGTATGCGAAGGGCTGGACGCAATGGCTGATGTGTTCACTGTCCAGCTTGAAGAGCTTCAGGGCACAGGAACGTCCGCCCAAAGCGCGGAGGTGGCTCATGGTTAATCGCCCCATCCGCAGCGAATCTCAGGTGTTGGCAGCCCGCCTGCAAGAAGGCATTTGCACCATTGGAGCGCTGGCAGAAATCCTGTCCGAGGACGCCGCCTACGAAGGGTCAGAGCCTGGTCCCCGTCTCAGCGTACAGAGCCAGGCCTCCATCCATTTCGCCATTCTCACTATCTCCAAGTGCGCCCAGGAAGACCTGATCGCGCTGCTGGAAGATCTGCAGGTGCCAGCGTTAGGGAAAAGTCTCACTGGCGCAACCAGTTCTGGATGTCTGCCGCCCGAATCGGAGAGCAAATGAAGAGCATCGTCACGGGCGGCGATGCCGCCACCATGACCAGCATTGAGCTGGTGGACTTCATCAACAGTCATCGCCAGCAGCAAGCAGAAGCCTCGGGGCAGAACTTCCCCTCCAAGGGTTACGCAAAGCTTGAGCACGCCGACTTTATGAAGAAGGTTAACGAGGTGCTCGGGCCGAATGCCGGAAATTTTTCCGGCATCTATCGGGACAGCCGAAACAGAGAGCAGTTGTGCTATCGCTTCCCCAAGCGCGAGTCCTGCCTGATGTCTATGGACTACCTCAACGAGAAGACCTCCCTCAGGTTTACTCCATTGGTGGAAACCTCCAATCGGGGCGCCGGGAGGGGTGTATGAACCTGATATCCAGCACCGCACTCACCATGTCCTCGCAACAGATCGCTGATCTTGTTGGATCACGCCACGACAAGGTCAAGCAAAGCATTGAGCGCCTGGCCGAGCGTGAAGCCATTCAACTTCCCCCAATGGGGGAAGTTAGAAACCACCTAGGCCAGGCGGTCTCGGTCTACCTAGTGAGCAAGCGCGATAGCTTCGTCGTGGTCGCTCAACTCAGCCCTGAGTTCACCGCTGCGCTGGTTGATCGTTGGCAAGAGCTGGAGGCGCAGCTTGGGGCTCCTGGATACACCGTTCCTCGCACCAGGGCGGAGGCACTTCGCCTTGCTGCCGACCTGGAGGAGCGCGCCGCTGCCCTGCAGCTGGAGAACCATAAGCAGGCCGAAACCATCGCCAGCCTGGAGTCGCTGTTCCTTTCCGGCGAGACGCCAACACAGTTCTGCAAGCGTTTGAACGGCGTGAACTGTTCTCGGGTGAACAGCACCCTGCTCGAGATTGGCTGGCTCTACGACGAGAACCGCGGGGAGAACGGCGCTCCTCGCTACCGCGTAGCCAGCCGTGTCCGTGACAAGTACCTCACCGAGCGCCCCCGGAAGATCTCGCCGGAGGGTGGCGACGCCTTCATCAAGTACGACCTGCAACTGCTCCTGGCCGGCGCCCAGCGTCTGCACCAGCTCTACATGCAGCAAAAGCTGGCCATGAAATCCACATGGGATGGCCGCTTCACGCAGGCCAAGCACACCGGGGGGACCATCTAATGAAAAATTTCGAGAAGACTAAGCAGCTCATGGAGCGAGTAGCTCGCGCCGGTATCGACCTGGTCGAGGCTGAGCGCGGCCTCCGGCAGGCTCGCGCCGAGATCCGCGCCATGTACGACACCTACTTCCGCGCCCACGGCCGTCCGGAAGGCAACTTCAACCCTGATGCCGAGGCCTTCCGTGGCGTTGTCGAGTTCACCGCCGCTGCGAATGATCGCCGGAGGGGTGCGCGACAGAAGGTCTACAACGCCCGCCGCCGCCTGGAGAGCGCAGTTCGTGCACTGGGGCGCGCCAAATGAGCATTCAGTCCATGACCTGGGCGCTCGAGCAGCGGGTTGTTACCGACGCCACGACCCGCCACGTTCTTCTGTGCCTCGCCAACTACGCCGACAAGGACGGGAGGGGCTCTTTCCCTTCCGCATCCAGCCTTTCCGAGGACACCGGACTGTCGGAGCGGACGGTCCGCTACAAGCTCGACGCACTCGAGAAGCTGGGGGTGATACGCCGGGGTAACCAGGCTATCGCTGCCGCCTATATCGACCGCTCTGATCGCCGGCCGGTTGTCTACGACATCGTAATGAGCCGGGTGCAGATGGTGCACCCCGTAGAGGTCGACGGGGTGCAAATGAAAACCGAACGGGGTGCAAATGAAGACGCCACGGGGTGCACCAGCTGCACCCAATCCGTCATTGATCCGTCAATAAACCGAAAAGCTATACGCCACCCCAAGGGTGACGCGAAGTCTCGTGTGGTGACCGCTGAGGAGATGGTCGATTCGCTACCTCGGCTGAGCATCGAGGTTGCTCGGGACTACCTGGCGCATCGCCGTGACGTGAAGGCCAGGCTCACCGAACGAGCCTGGAAGGGAATTGCCAAGACCCTGGGTGCCTTGGCCGATGTCGGGTTTTCACCCGACGCGGCGCTCAGCAAGGCCATCGAACGGGGCTGGAAAGGCTTGGAGGTCGATTGGCTCATCAAGCCTGGGCCCGGGGCAGTTGGCAGCACTCTGACCAACCTCCCGTCCCACAAGCCCAGCCAGGAGAACCACGATGGCCGATTCTAGCTTCCTGAAGCCCCCGGCGAAGAAGCGCGGGGAACCCATGTTCACGGTCTGCCCTGAGCACGGGCAGTACGAGTCCTGGCTGGTGGAGCAGTTCGAGGGTGGTTGGAAGGCTGTCCCTTGCCAGCAGTGCAGGTGGCAGGCGCTCAACTGGCGCCACGTCGACGAGAAGGTGAGAAACGTGGCGCGCAACGAGCTCCGGGCCGAGATCGTCAACCAGCGCTTGATCGAGAGCGGCATCACCCCTCGCTTCAGGGGATGCACGTTCGACACCTTCATCGCTGACGACCAGGCCAAGCGCACTGCGCTTGAGCGGTGCCGCCGCTACGCCGAGGAGTTCGATGCGGTTATGCAGGAAGGCCGGTCGCAGTTGCTGCTGGGCAACCTGGGCACCGGCAAGACCCATCTGGCCAGTGCCATCGTGCAGAGCGTGATTCGAGAGTTCACCGCCAGCGCCATCCTCACGACGGCCAGCGAGATCGCCAGGGCCGTCAAGGCAACGTTCGCGAAGTCCAGCAGGCTCAGCGAGCGCGACGTCCTGAACGAGTTGGCGAGCGTGGATCTGCTGGTCATCGACGAGGTCGGCGTCCAGGTCAGCACTGGCGACTTCGGCCCGGGCCTGCTCCACGAGGTTATCGACCGGCGTTATCAGCAGGTGCTGCCTACCATCGTGATCAGCAACGTGACCCTTGAGGACCTGCCTCGGTTCATCGGCGACCGTGCGCTGGATCGGTTGCGCCAAGGTTCCAGCCGGCTTGTGCGGTTCACGTGGGACTCCGCAAGGAGGGATGCATGAGCCAGTACCTGAGCTCTGAGCTGTACAGCCTGGAAGCCGAACACGGTGTCTTGGGCGCGATCATGCTCAGCAGCCTGCAGGGCGATCTGCAGGTGGTGGAGCAGGCGCTTGATGCCGTGACCGATCAGGACTTTGCCTTCGACAACAACGTCGCCTTGCTGCGGGCGCTGCGCGAGGCCCACAGCCAGGGGATGCCCCTGGACCCGGTGACGGTCGGGATCGTCAGCCGGCTGCTGCCGGATGGCGAGCTGGCCATGACCTACGCCGCCGAGATCACGCGAGACGTGCCTTCGGCGGCGAACTGGAAGGCCTATGCGGAGCATCTGCGCAAGTTGTCTGTCCTGCGCCAGGTCGTCGACGCAGGACGGGCGGTCCAGGCAGCCGCAACGGCTGGCGGCACCCTGGCCGAGATCGTGGCGAGGGCCCAGCAGGCGGTCGCCGACTTGCGGGACATCGACGGCACCGAGCCGGACGTGGTGCGTATCGGTGAGCTGCTGCCGGCAGAGGTTGACCGCATCGACGCCGGATTCAATGGCCAGATCGTGCCGAAGCTCTCTACGGGGTTGGGCGCGCTCGACGAGCTGCTGGGCGGTGGCCTGCGCAAGAAGTCCATGGTGGTGATCGCCGGCCGGCCTGGCTCTGGCAAGACGACGCTGGGCCTGCAGATCGCCCAGAACGTGGCGGTGAGCGGCTCCGGGGTGTCGCTGGTGTTCTCCCTGGAGATGACCAAGGAGGAACTGGTACAGCGCTCGCTGGCCTCGGTTGGCGGCATCCCGCTTCCGCGCCTGGACGATGCGTCAAAGATGCAGGACGAGGACTGGCCGAAGCTCACCAACTCGGTGAATAAGCTGGTCAATGCGCCGCTGTACCTCTGCGACCGCTCATCCCTGAGCGTGGCGCGGATTCGGTCCGAGGCGCGCAAGGTGCAGCGGCAGCACGGCCTGGCCGCCCTGGTGGTGGATTACATCGGCCTGATTGCTGGGGAGGGCGCCAACCGTACTGAGCGTATCGCGGCCATCTCCACCGCCCTGAAGAACCTGGCCAAGGAACTCGACATCCCGCTCCTGGTGTTGGCTCAGCTCAATCGCGAGTCGACGAAGCGCGCCGGCGCTGCGAAGAAGCCCCAGGCCAGCGAGCTGCGCGACTCCGGGCAGATCGAGCAGGACGCCGACATGGTCCTGCTCGTGCACCGCGACATGGACACCGACGCCGGCCAGGCGGGAGTTACAGAGCTGATCCTGGACAAGGGCCGCCAGGCCAAGCTCGGCAGCTGCCACGTCCAGCAGGAAGGGCAGTTCGCCCGCTTCACAGACCTTTTCACCCGCGACTTCAGCCAAGACGAAGTCGAGATGGGCCGCCCCTATCGCGGCCGCCAGTACCCCAGAGGTGACGACGAATGACCAATGAGAAACGCGGGCCGCTGGTATTGCCGGAGACCCTGGAGGAGTGCGCCGTCGTGATGGACCGGCCGGCCTTCGATTGCAACAACGTCAAGATGCAGCTCGACGCTGCGAAGGGTGATCTGCAGGCGACCGGGCGATATTCCGATCCCCAGTGGTTCGCTCGGGCTAAATCAGCACTCAGGTGGATGAGCCGGGACCGCCAGCGGCTGCAGGAGCACATGGCCAAGCTGCGCAAGCAGGATGCCGCCTATGCGATGGCCTCTCGCGACAAGCTCCTGATTGCCGCCCTTCGGGAGCGTGTCACTCCGGAGGAGTTCGAGGCGTGCGTGGCGCTGGCCAACCTTCGGCAGTCCGCCGAGGCTGGAGGTGCAGCATGACCGCGCGCACCGAACACACGACCTTCACCGATGCCTCCATCCGTGCCGCCGCCGGCCGGCAGGACGTGCGCGAGCTGCGCGATGAGCGCCACCAGGCCCTTCGCTTCCGCTTCAGCACCGACCGCCAGAGCGGGACCTGGTGGGTGGTGATCGGCCGGCAGTGGTCGAAGCTGGGGCGCTGGCCCGGCCTGACCGCGAAGGCGGCAGTAGCGGCGCTGCCGCTGGCCCTGGAGCGGCTGGCAGTGGACCGGAAGGCCGCCGTCTCTTCCTCTGCCTGGGTCACCGTCGGCGACCTGCTGCGCTGGTACCAGGACCGCGTCCAGGGCGATAGGAGCATCAAGGCCAAGCGCCGCGACGACGTGCAGTCGGCCATCGCTCGGCACCTGCTCCCGGCGCTGGGTGAGCTGCCCCTGGGCCAGCTGGCTCCCGGCGCCGTGGACCAGAGGCTGGTCTGGCCGCTGATGGAAAGCCTGTCTGTGGCCTACGTGCGCCAGATCCTGCGCGTGCTGCTGGCCGGCCTGCGCCAGGCGGTGAGGCTGAAGCTGCTCCTGGCCAACCCCTTGGACGGCGTGAAGTTCTCCGACTTCGTGGCCAAGCGGGTCAAGCCCAAGGCGGCGCGCCTGCACGGCATGCAGCTCGAAAGCCTGCTGGGCGACCTGGCGGAGCGCTTCGAGAAGGCCCCAAGGGACGCGATGCTGGCCCTTTTGATGCTGACCCATGGCACCCGCATAGGGGAGACCCGTTGCGCGCGCTGGCGGCACATCAGCGTCGCGGAACGGATCTGGGTGATCCCGGCGGCCAACACCAAGACGGGGCAGCAGCACGAGCTGCCGCTCACGGACCAGGTGATGGCCCTGCTCAAGCGCTACCAGGAGCACCAGGCCCGGACCTTGGGGCGGCAGGACTACCTCTTCCCCGGATCCAGTGGTCAACCCCTGTCGGCTCGGCAGGCGTCGGCGCTGTTCCGTGACATCAGCGCGGGGGAGTGGAGCAGCCACGACCTGCGCAAGGTGGCCCGTACCGGGTGGACCGATCTGGGCGTGGACTACCTGGTGGGCGAGCTGCTGGTGAACCACGCACTCCCTGACATGGCCACCACCTACATCGCGACCCATGCCAAGAAGCTGCAGCGGGAAGCCCTGGAGAACTGGTGCGCTTGGCTCGACGTGCGTGGTTTCGCCGCCATCCACGGCAAGACAGAGGTTAGCGCCGCCGATTCCGCAAACGGCCATCAGGCCAGCAGTGACGCGCAAGACACGAACAATCCGCCACCTACGCAGAGGAGGGGGCAGGAAGCAGCCATAGGGGGTGCTCAGCAATGAACCAAGCCAACCAATTTGCCTTGCCCCGCAAGGTCATGACCGAGATCGAGCGCCGCATGATCAAGATGGCCGCCGATGAACTGCTCAAGGGCAAGGCGGCCGGGGCCCAGGCGATGGCTGACCTGCTGGACCTGCTGGCGTCCTGGCACGGCAGCCGCAGCGCCACCCCGTTCCGCGTCTTCGCGCAGTGCTGGGTCGCCGACGGCAATGCCCGGACCAGGGCGTCCGCCGAGCTGCTGCGGGATCTGTTCGGCGAGCCCGGGCAAGGAGGTTTCGCATGACGGTCTACCGCGACGTGATGCCCGCCATCGTGCGGGTGCTGGCTGCCGATGCCATCGACAACACGGCTAAGCAGAGCTGGCAGAAGCTGATCGAGAGGAAGGTGGACGGTGGCTGGCGGTCTCTGCTGTCAGCCCGCGACCAGTTTGACTTCGATTGCATCCTGCACGCCCTGCTTCACCGCGAGCTTGAGCAAGTGGAATGGGACGTGCTCCATGCGAAGCATTCCACCAACAACGCCAAGCGGGTCGACGCGATATCTCGACTGATCCCTAGGGTGGCCACGCCGGCACCGCACCTGTTCCTGACCAAGGCTGTCGCCACCTGGGCCATCCCGAAGCTGAAGGGCGTGGAGGGGAAGCGGTCTACTCAGGTGCTTCGCCTGCCTGACGGCATGTACGACATCAACACCTGGGACTTGGAGGCCAGGCCCGACTCGACGCGCAGCCGGTGGCGGAGAGGAATCTGGAAGGCATTGGACGCAATGGAGGAGCGTGCCGTTGTTCACGTGACCGAGATCCTGGAGCGGGAGCAGTTGCTGGCCGCCTGACACGGCAGAGGAGAGAGATGCGTCCATATCTGGACGCATCTCTGGCCGTAGGGGCTTGACGAATGTGAGCGAGTGAGCGTAATTTTGCACCATCGTCTGATCTGTGCGCGTAGCGATGACAGGCGAAGAAAACCCGGCCAAGCGCCGGGTTTTTTTGTGCCTTTTACAATGGGTGTCAGTTCGGTGGCGCTCGAATCTTGACGCTATTGGGGGCCTACAGTAAAAAGTGCGAATCTCATCACGCATGACGGATCTGCACATGAAGAAGGTTTTGCTCGTCGCCGGGTTGCTCTTTTCCTCTTTCTCCTACGCAAGCGGCCATAGCGACCGGGTGCAGGTGTCCGGAATGGAGGTCGTCGACAACGCCGGGATTCCTACTGTTACCGGCTTGGCCAAGAACGTTTCAGACGCCCCGATCAAGCATCTTTTCGTGAAGTTCAAGCTCTACCGAAACGGCGAAGTTGTCGGCAACACGATTGACCAGGCCAGTGATATTGACCCGGGTGAGAGCTACCGTTTCAAAGCGCCGGCTTTGACCGAATTCGATGAGGCGAAGTTAAGCTCCGTCGACGCATACTGATCCGTTACCCGCAGCTAAAAAGCCCAGCTAAAGCTGGGCTTTTTATTTACCGAATTGCTCAGCAATCAAACTGAACCATCCCCCGGTAGCGTTGATCGCGAACTGTTCCAAACGACCTTCGAAGGTAATCCCGCTCTCTATTTCAACCCTGACGATGTTGGCGCCATGCACGGTTGAAAGGGCTCCGTAGTACCGCACATCAATCAGGCCGGAGCCGTGCCTACAAACCAGAACCCGGATGCTACCGGTTCGCTGTTCGATGGGCTCATGGCCTGGATAGCAAGCGCAGAGGCTGATACTGGCCTCTCCTTCAAAAATTGTAGACATCCCGCCTCCCGGCGACAGCAGACATGCATCGTTGATGCTAGCTGAGAGGCTTGCCAGCGAATAGCCACCATGGCGGCCATTAGTCAGCCGATAACCTGGGGCCTGAACCTGAACCAACCGCCTTCAGGTAACTCTTCGTGCTCTTCAACTGTGCCGCGAATTACGCTCCCGCCGGGTAGTTGCACTATGGCGAGGGCAATGTTCGGCTCAATGCGGACCCGGCCCACGTAGGTCACGTCAATGAGCCCGCTACTATCCTGAGCCATCTGGATCGTCGCATTCATAGCTTCCTCTGGGTTCATTTGAAGAATGAGCTCTTGATCTCCAAGGGTGATGGCTGCCTCGCCGGTGTGCAGGTAGTTCAACTCTTCAGTCCCTAACTGATTTCGATCCTTTCCTGAGCCTAGCCAACCAGGCCGAAGCCGCCAACGCGAGCAAATTGCGTCGTGAGAGTTCCCGCACAGTCTTCTGGTGCTCTCAACCACATTCGCCTCATACAACACAACGGAGTTTCAAAATGGCCGAGCCCAGCAGCGCTGCCCTCGCAGTAGCAGCACCGACCGCCCTGGGCATCACGGCTGCCAGCCTGGTCCCGGGCGTAGACCTCAATGCGGTGATCGGCGGAGTAGCCGGCGCCCTCTTCTTCGTGGCCTGGGCCAGGGACCTGACCGTCTGGGCCCGCCTGGCCTATCTGTTCGTGTCGTGGATCGGTGGCTACCAAGTGGCCGTCGAGGTGGTAGGCCGTGGGTATTCGACCTATAGCGGCCTGCCTGCTCTCATCTCGGGCGCGCTCATCGTCGCCGCTCTGATCAGCGTTGCGGACTGGGTGCGCGGTGGCCAGCCCCCGGCCTGGCTGCGCGCGGTGATGAGCTGGGTTCGTCCTGGCTCTGGAGGAAACGGCAATGGTTAGCATCCTGACGGTGGATCCGTGGGCCCTGGTGGCCGCCATGATCTGCGCGGCCATCTCGTTGCGCATCGTTCTATGGCGCCCGGACGGGCACCAATACAAGGCAGGTGCCTCCCTGCTGGCGTGGGTTCTCAGCGCCTCGTCTGGCTGCTATGCGCTGAGCGTGGTGCTGTACAGCGCGTGCGGCCAGCCGGTGGCGCCTGTCTCGCCCTGGCTGGTGTGCCTGCTGCTGGTGATGGCCGTGCTGCTGTACCGCGCCCGGGGCAACGTCGCCGCGTTCCTGCGAGTGAACTGGGAGCGGCCATGGTCGGGTGTTGAGCGGAGGAGAGGCTGATGCCTGTTCGTCCTGGTCGCCTCTGCGTCGAGCCTGGGTGTGGTCGTCGTGCTCCAGCAGGCAAGACCCGTTGTGCAGACCACCAGGCCAAGGTCGACGCGCGCAGGGCTGAGAAGAGAAAGGACGTCCACCAGCGCTACAACGAAGGCCGCGATGAGGTGGATGCGTTCTACAAGACCGAGCGCTGGAAGAAGCTGAGCGCCTACTACCGGCGCCTTCACCCCCTGTGCGAGGAGTGCGCCAAGGTCGAGCGCGTCCGCCCATCTGCGATGACCGACCACATCAAGCCTGTACGCACACACCCCGAGCTGGCCCTGGATTGGGACAACCTCCGCGCCCTCTGCTGGCCCTGCCACAACCAGGTAGGCGAGCGGGTCGGGCGATCTGGTGCCGACCCCGAGAGCTGATCCGAAAGTCAGGTTTTGGAGGGGGTAGGGGGGGGTTAAAACTCTAGAAGGCTGACACCTCCGAACGACGGGGGGAGCCAAATTTTCACACCGTCAAAATTCATTTTTGAAAATTCGAGGGCGATTTATGGGACGGAAGGCAACGCCTCCGCATCTCAAAGTCCTGGCGGGCACTGATCGCCCGGATCGCGAGGTGCCGGATGCACCCGAGTTCGATCTGGTCGAGCAATTCCCGCCGGCGCCCCAGCACCTGAACGTCGACGGCGCGGCCATGTGGAACGACCTGGGCCCGCAACTGGTCGCCGCCAAGGTGCTGCAGGTCGTCGACCTCTATGCGCTGCAGCAGCTGTGCTACGCCTGGCAGCGCGCGGTCGCGAAGCAGAAGGCGGGCATGGACATCACCGCTGCGGAAGACATGGCCATGAAGGCGCTGTGGTCTGAGTTCGGCATGACGCCGGCCAGCCGCCGCAAGGTCGCGGCCGGCGGCGAGAAGAAGGCTGGCAACAAGTTCGCCAACAACGGGAGGAAGGGTGCGTGACTATGTCGGCATCGCGATCAGCTACGCGAAGGCCGCGGTTGCCGACCGGAAGCGCAAGAAGCACGGCCTCCTGATTCGCCAGGCGGCCAAGCGGTTTCTTGATGACCTCAAGCGCGCCAAGCAGAAGCGCTGCCACTTCTTCTTCGACGAGTGGCATGCTTGTGATGCCTGCGACTTCATCGAGAAGCTGCCCCACGTCGAAGGCAAATGGGCGACGCCGGACATCGTCATGCACGAGTCCCACGTCTTTTTCGTGGTCCAGCTGTTCGGCTTCCGCAAGAAGGAGCCCATCGAGGTAGACGACTGGGGAAGCGACGGCCTGTTCTACCCGCGCCGGTACACCTCGGCCCTGTTCGCAGTGGCCCGGAAGAACGCGAAGAGCACGCTCTCCGCCGCGATCCTCAACTACTGCCTGTGTTGCGAGCCCGAGGAAGGTGCTCAGGTCATCAGCGCAGCTACGACCTTCCCCCAGGCCAGCATCATCTTCAACGTCGCCAAGCGGATGATCGAGAAGACGCCCGACCTGCGCGAAGCCTACGGCCTGCAGTGCTGGGCGAAGGCCATCAGTCGGTACGAAACCGGTGCCAGCTTCAAGCCGATCCACGCGAAGGCCTCAACCCAGGACGGCCTCAACCCGTCCCACGTCGGCCTCGACGAGATCCACGCCCACAAGACCGCCGACCTGCTCAACGTACTGACTTCGGCAGCGGGCGCCCGGGGCAACCCGCTCTGGCTGTACACCACCACCGAGGGTTACACCAACCCCGGCCCGTGGGGCGAGATGCGGCAATTCGCCAAGCGCCTGCTGGCCGGCGTCTTCGGCCACGACGCCGACCACTTCCTGGTGGTCTTCTACGCCGTCGACGAAGAGAACAAGTCGCTCGGCATCAAGGCCGATTCGGAGTTCGACGAATCGGTCTGGATCAAGGCCAACCCGCTGATGGATGGCAACCGCCACCTGCTGGCAGCTATCCGGAAGGAGGCCGTCGAAGCGAAGCAGATGCCGTCCAAGCTGGCGGAGTTCCGCATCAAGCGGCTCAACCGGCCGTCGGCCACGGCCTCGGGCTGGATCGACCTGCGCAAGTGGGCCCGATGCAACGGCGCCGTGGATCTGGAGTGGCTCCGGCAATACCCCTGCTACGGCGGCCTGGACCTGGCCAGCACAACCGACTTCTGTTCGTTCCGGCTGGTCTGGGATGTCGACGGGGTGCTGTACACGGCCGGCTGGCGGTGGGTGCCGGAAGGTGCCGTCCAGCAGCGCACCGAGCGTGGCACCGTGCCCTATGCCGGCTGGGTCGAGACCGGCGCCCTGAAGATGACGCCCGGGGACGTGGCCGACTATGCAGTGATCGAAGCGGACCTGGTGGAGCTCTGGGAGCTGTTCGACATCAAGCTGATTGCCTACGACAGGTGGAACGCCAGTGACCTGGTCAACCGCCTGGTGGCGCGGGACATCCCGATGCTTGAGTTCATCCAGGGCACCAAGTCCTACCACCCGACCATGCAGCTGCTGGAGGCGGCCTACATTAGCGGCCGCCTGGCCCACGGCGACGACGTCGTCCTGACCTGGTGCGCCTCCAACTTCATGGCGCGCCGTGACGACAACCTGAACATGGCACCCGACAAGAAGAAGTCACCCGACAAGATTGACGACATGGCCGCCCTGTTGATGGCCATCGGCGCCTCCCGGGCCGAGATCGAGGACGACAGCGAAGACCTCGATGACTTCCTTTCCAACCCCATCATCATTGGATAGCCCATGAACAACGGACTCATCATCTTCCTGGTGGCATCGCTCGCCGGGCTGGGCCTGAGCTGCGCCGGCGTCTACGTCCTGGCCGGCCTGGGCTGGGCCCTGCTGGCCGGTGGCGCCAGCTGCTTCGCGGTAGCCGGCTTCATCCGGAAGGGGCTGACCCATGCATAAGTCCCTCACCCAGGTGCTGGGGCAGGCCATGGTCAAGTCGGCCGAGCCGGGGCTGGTCAAGTCCACGCTGGGCAACTGGCTGGGGCAGACCATCAAACTGGCCGATGGCAGGTTCTGGTCGGGCTTCTACGGCGCCGACTCCGCGTCAGGGCAGATGGTCAGCGTCGACTCGACGCTGCAACTGTCGACGGCCTGGGCCTGCGTGCGGCTGATTTCGGAGACCATCGCCACGCTGCCCATCGCCCTGTACGAGCGCAAGAACGGCGCGCCGGTGGTCGCCAGCCTGCACCCCGTGCACCACGTCATCAGCCAGCAGCCCAACGCAGACCAGACCCCAGTCGAGTTCTGGGAGAACGTGCTGGCCAGCCTGCTGCTCCAGGGCAACAACTTCAACGAGCCGATCCGCTCCGGCAGCGACCTGGTCAGCCTGGAGTTCATGCTGCCCCAGCGCATGGGCACCCCGAAGCGATTGGCCGATGGCCGCATCGAGTACACCTACACCGACTGGGACGGACAGCCGCGCACGTTCACCGACGAGACGCTGATGCACACCCGGGCCTTCGGCACCAACCCGCTTTATGGAATCAGCCCCATCGCCAAGGGGCGCCACATCTTCGGGGCAGCCATGGCGGCCGACGAAGCGGCCAGCAAGATGTTCGCCAACGGCATGAAGCTGGGCGGGGTGCTGTCGACGGACCAGATCCTCAAGCCCGAGCAGCGCAAGGACCTCAAGGCCGACATGGCCGCCCAGTTCACCGGCGCCGTCAACGCCGGCAAGACCATGGTTCTGGAAGCCGGCATGAAGTACCAGCAGGTATCCATGACGCCCGAGGATGCGCAGATGCTGCAGACCCGCTCCTTCAACGTCGAGGAGATCTGCCGCTGGTTCCGGGTGCCGCCATGGATGGTGGGCCATACCGAGAAGTCCACCAGCTGGGGCTCGGGTATCGAGCAGCAGATGATCGGCTTCATCGCCTTCACCCTCCTGCCGTGGATGAAGCGCATCGAGCAGAGCATCAACCGGCGCCTCCTGCGGCCGGATGAGCGCCGCTACTTCTATGCCAAGTACAACCCCGAGGGCCTGCTGCGCGCCGACAGCGCCGCGCGGGCAGCCTTCTACTCGGCCATGACCCAGAACGGCATCTACACCCGGGACGACTGCCGGGCCAAGGAGGACCTGCCGCCCATGGGAGGCAACGCAGGCGTGCTCACCGTGCAGTCCAACATGCTGCCCATCGACATGCTCGGCCAAGACACCAGCAGCCAGAAGGCGCGCGACGTTCTGTCGGCCTGGCTGAACAACGACTACCAACCGGGGAGAACCGAATGAACCGGAAATCCGCCGCCCTGAAGATCAGGGACTTCGATCTGCATGTGAAGGCCGTCAGCGATGACGGCCTTTTTTCTGGCTACGGCTCCGTCTTCGGCACCGTCGACTCCTACCTGGAAGTGGTGGCGCCTGGCGCCTTCACCGACAGCCTGCGCGAGATCGCCGCCAAGGGCCGCCCCGTCCCGGTGCTCTGGCAGCACCGCAGCGACCAGCCCGTCGGGGTATGGAAGAACCTGCAGGAGGACGAGCGCGGCCTGTTCGGTGACGGCCAGCTCATCCTCGACGGCGTGCCCCGGGCTGTCGAAGCCCATGCCCTGATGAAGGCCGGCGCCGTGTCAGGCCTGTCCATCGGCTATTACGTACGCGAGTCGAGCCGGGACGAGAAGACCGGCATCCGCACCCTGACCAAGCTGGATCTGGTCGAGATCAGCCTGGTCACCTTCCCGGCCAACGACGACGCCCGCGTGGACACCATCAAGTCCAAGCTGGCCCACGGCTCCCTCCCGAGCCTCCCCGAATTCGAGCAGCTCCTGCGCGAGGCAGGCTTTTCGAAAACCCAGGCAGCGGTGATCGCCAACCGTGGCCTGAAGCATTTGCTCCGGAGCGAGTCCGAGGGCGACCTGGCGGACCCCATCGAGGCGAAGGAGCTGATCCAGCACCTCACCTCCCTGCAACTCCCGACTTTCTAAGGACACCCCTCATGACCATCAATGCACTGAGCAACGAAGCTCGCCGCGAGCAAAGCCGCATGGAGCGCAAGAACCGCGCCGACGATCAACTGGAGCTGAAGGACGTCATGGACGCCCTGAGCAAGCGTGACGGCGAGATCAAGGCCTTCGCCGAGAAGGCGAGCCAGGAGATCAAGGACCACGGCAAGATCCTGGACGAGACCAAGACCATGCTCGAGGGCCTGTCCAAGTCCGGCTTGGCCCTGCAGGACCGCCTGCAGGAGGTCGAGCAGAAGCTGGCCCGCCGCTTCAGCGCCAACGACCCGGCCGGCGCCAAGTCCCTGGGCGAGCAGTTCTGCGAGCTGGACGGCTTCAAGTCCATGTCCGACAACCAGCGCGGCACCACCCGCATGCGCGTCAAGGCCGTCACCAACATCACCAGCGCCACCACCGGCACCGGTGGCGTGGGCGTCGCCATCCAGCCTGACCGCCAGGCCGGCATCATCACCGCGCCTGACCGCCAGTTCATGGTGCGCGACCTGATCATGCCCGGCCGCACCGCCTCGAACTCCATCGAGTACGTGCGCGAATCGGGCTACCAGAAGATGGCCGCCGCCGTCGCCGAGGGCGCTGCCAAGCCCCAGTCGGACCTCAGCTTCGAGCTGAAGACCACCACGGTGAAGACCATCGCCCATTGGTTCCGCGCCTCCAAGCAGGTGCTGGCCGACATCCCGCTGCTGCAGAGCTACATCGACGGCCGCGCCATCTACGGCCTGAAGTACGTCGAGGAGAACCAGGTGCTCGCCGGCGATGGCACCGGCCAGAACCTGCTCGGCCTGATCCCCCAGGCCACCGCCTTCAACAACGCCCTGCGCAAGTCCGGTGACACCAAGATCGACACCCTGCGCCGCGCCATCCTGCAGGTCCGCATCGCCGAGTACCGTGCCAGCGCCATCGCGCTGAACCCGGTGGACTGGGCCGACATGGAGCTGGAGAAAGACAGCACCGGCCAATACATCTGGGTGAACGTCCAGGACGGCGGCCAGCCGCGCATGTGGCGTCTGCCGGTGGTGGACTCCAACGCTGTGCCGGAAGGCGAGTTCCTGGTGGGCGCGTTCAACATCGCCGCCCAGATCTTCGACCGTGAAGACGCAGCGGTCGAGGTCTCCACCGAAGACGCGGACAACTTCACCAAGAACATGGTGACCATCCGCGCTGAAGAGCGCATCGCCCTGGCGGTCTACCGTCCGGAGTCCTTTGTTCACGGCGAGTTCACCCCGTAAGGGCTCAACCGCCATCACCTGGAGCGCACCCGGGAAACCGGGTGCGGCATCGCATGACCGAGAAGATCAAAGTCACGACCCTCAAGGGCTTCCTCAACGAAGGCACCTACGTCAAGCGCGGTACCGAGATCGAGGTAACCCGCGACCGCTACAACGACCTGAAGGAAAACGACCTGGTCGAGGACCCCGAGGTCACCAAGAAGAAGGCCGCCGCCAAGCCTGAGAACAAGAAGGGCCAGGCGCCGGCCAACAAGTAAGGAGGTCGCATGGCTGTATCAGCTCCCACGCTTGAAGACCTCAAGCGCCACATGAAGATCCGACACAGCCATGAAGACGACGACCTGCAGGAGAAGCTGGCGGCCGCCACGGAAGCCGCCAGCGACTTCCTCAATCGACCGATTCCATGGCTTACCCCCGAGCAGCCCGATACAGGTGGGCCGGTGTACGCCGATGTTCCCTACTCGGTTCGGGCCGCGATCCTGATGATGGCCGCCGACTTGGCCAGCAACCGGGAGGGCTCCATCGTGGGCGCCTCCTTCGTCGAGACGCCCACCATCCGCAACCTGCTCTGGCCGCACCGCGTCAGCCTGGGGGTATGAATGCGCTCCGGACGACTTGAAACCCCGGCAACTCTGCTGCACCTGGGCCAGGACCTGCAGGCCTGTGAGATCGATTGGCTGTGGTGCGGTATCCAGACCAAGGAGAACGCCGAGCCGCCGCCAGCCACTGGGCTACGCGCTCCGGCGAAGGTCACGATCCGCGCCTGGTGGGATGAGCGAATCATCCGCGGGCGCTACCTGCGCGCTGAGGATCGCCTCTTCCTGCTGGACGACGTGCGCGACTTCACCGGAAAGCGGCAGGAGCTGGCCATCACCGCCAGCGAGCTGGTCGGCCTTCCAGGCCAGGCACTGGTGAGCGGCCTAGCGCCCAAGCCATGCCGGGTCTTCCTCGCCTTCGATGTCCCCTTCGTCAATCAGGAGTACGCCGAAGCGCCGATCCTGCGGACCTATGCCGAGGTGGCGCTGATCGAGGCCGGCCGGGTGGAGGAAGGGGACCAACTGGAGGCAGACGGCGTGCGCTACACCGTCCTGTCCCTGGCGAAGGATCGGGACGACGGCGTGGTGCGCGGCCTGTGGCTGGAGGCTGAGTCATGAGGCTGGCCGTATCGCTCCAGGGCGAGCAGCAGGCGCGGGCGCGGCTGGAGGGAATCAAGGGCGGTTTCGAGCGTGTCCTGCGGGGTGCGCTCAACACCACCGCCACCGAGGCGCGGAAAACCCTGTACGTACAGCCCCTGGCCGTGGCGTTCAAGGGGGCCTCCGTGCGCAAGCGCCTGGTGATCAAGCGGGCCAACTCCCGGCGCCTGAATGCCCGGATCATCCCCTCCAGCTCCGGCGTGGAGGTGATCCAGTACAAGCGCTGGGGCTTCGACCCCATCAGCCCGACCCGAGCCCGCGTGTGGGTGATGGGGCCGGGCGGCCGCAAGATCGCCGCCGGCTTCGTCAACCCCGCCGGGGACAAGCAGCAGCCGCTGTCCACCCGCAGCAGCCGGGCCCGCTCAGTCGGGCCTGGTGCGCGTAACCCGCAGGTCACGTCCTACACCTACCGGCGCGCCCTGCAGAACGCCCAGGGGCCGAGCGTCGCCTACTGGTTCCGCCAACTGACCACCCCCAAGGCCGTGCGCTGGGTGAATGCCTTTCTCCAGCAGGAGCTGGAGCGGCGCATCCGCCGCGAGCTGATCCGCACAGGAAGAGCCTGATGACCAACGCCAGCAAACGGCGCGAGCAGGTGCTGGAGCGCCTGCGCGCCATCAACCCCGGCAACGGCTACGCCCTCGAACTCAAGCGTGTCTATGCCCGCGAGAAGATCCCGGACAAGGCCCCGCGCCCCTTCGCAATCCTTCGGCGAGGCGTCGACCAGCTGACTGGAGTGGCCAGCCTGCAGGGCGCCCGCGTACGCGCCTACCAGGTCGAGATCGTGTTTCCCGTCACCGTCACGGACGACGACCTGGACCTGGCCGAGGTGGAGGTGCTGCGGGCCCTTGGCTTCGGCCAGACGGACCCCGAGCAACAACTGCCCGGCCTGGTCGAGGAAGACCAGAGCAGCGAGGTGGTGGACGGCGCCCACAACGGCGTGGCCGCCGTCTCGCTGCTGATCAACTTCGGCGTCAGCTACGTCGAAACCTACAACTGACCGGCCGCAGGCCGAGGAGCCAATCATGCTCAATACGCAAATGTTCCGGGGCCCGCTGCTGGTGGCGCCCTATCCGCAGTGGGACTTCGAAGAGGTCTTCATCCTGCAGAACCTGTCGGCCGAGCCGACCACCAACGAAGCGACCATCCCGGACCCCCGGCGTCCCGGCCTGCCGCCGCTGGACCAGGTCACGTCCACCGGCCAGATCGTCATCAGCGGCGAGGCCGTTTCCTTCAGCGCCAAGGCTGCCGCCATCGCTATGTATGGCAGCGTCGAGCGCGTCCCCCAGGGCACGGTCACCGACGAGGAGCACGATGCCCGTGTCGGGCGCGTCATCAAGCTCGACAAGCTGACCCTCGACGTGACCGAGGTCACCAGCGCCGACGGCGCAACGACCTACACCAAGAACATCGACTGGGCGGCGGTGCCGGGCGGTCTGCGGATTCTGCCGGGTGGCCCCCTGGCCACCGCCATCGGCGCTGTCAGCGGCACCGACAAGAAGCTGGCCATCCTGGTGAGCTACAGCTACCCGACCGTGGACCTGGTCAAGCCCTTCGTCACCGGGCAGAAGTTCTACAGGGTCATGCTGCCGCAGCGTAACGAGGCAGGCGACCAAGAGCTGCGCCGTATCGTCGGCCGTTACTGCAAGATTGCCCTCAACGGCGGCATCCCCCTCAACCCGGGGCAGGAGTTCGGCACCGTCCCGGTGCAGATCGCGATGCTGCCTGACCCGGCGATTTTCGACCTCGACGAGGCCGCTATCTGGCACTGGGAGATCGAGAACAAGGACTGATGCGCGCGCCCCTCCCAGGGCTCTGGTAGATTCGCGATTTTCCACCCCTGGGAGGGAACCCCATGCAGTGCCCGAAATGCGGCTACGAGCCCACGCTGGCCGAGACCCAACGCAGTCCCGACGACTGCGTGAAGTGCGGCATCAACTACGCTGGCCACGCTCGGCACGCGGCCGAACAGGCGCAGCGCAAAAGGGAGGGGACAGCCACCTTCAGCATGGCACCGGCAGTGCGTGACGCGGCCACGAAGTACCCAGGCGCCCAGCCAGTGGTCGTCATCGACATCAACATGGGCTTCTGGTCCATGGTGAAGTTCATGGTCAAGTTCGCGTTTGCCACCATACCCGCCGCCATCATTGTCACGGTGGTAGTAACCGGTGCCATCTCTGCGCTCTCGACCTACCAGACCCTCAAGAGCATTTCACAGGGCCCGCCAGCCATCGAGAGCCAGCGTCTCGCTCCGGATCAAATCAGTGTCCCGATTGCAGGGGCTGACAAGTACTTCGAGATAAATCGCCACGCCCAGGGTGGCATCGCCGTCATCACCTACCGCCAACAGCGGAGTGACGGAATGAGTACTTATGGAAAGTTTCAGACTGACTGCGCTAGAGGCGCCGGCAAGTACTTGGCGCGCGGTGGCATTGGTGAAGTTCTTGGCCGGGAGCCGGACGCTCATGAGGTCTTGCCGCCCATCACAGATGACACCATAGAAAAGTTTTTGGCACGGCGCGCATGCGCCGGAGAACCTTCGGTTGCTTCGATTCTGAAGTGAGATAGCTGTTCCCATCAAACCCGCCTCGGCGGGTTTTTTTATGCCTGAGAGAACCCCATGAGCGAGTTGCAGGTGTTGTTCCCCGAGCCTGTGGTGGTCGCCGTCGGCCGCCGCATGGTGAAGATCCGCCCGGTCGGACTGGGCGACTTCGAGTTGTTCGGCCGCGCGTCCGAGGACGTGCTGCGTTTACTCAATGGCTGTAGCCCGGAAGGGCTCTGCGCCTACGCGGGCAATGTCCGCACCCTGCGCCGTGTACTCCGGCGCTGCACCTCCCTGAGCCGCTGGGCCTTGTGGCGCCTGCCGGCCCCGGTAGCGCTTGAGCTGATGGTTCAGGTCATGCGGGCCAACATCGGTTTTTTCGCGCAGGCCCTGACGGCGGTGGTGAGCGTCGAGGATGGGCCGACGTCGCCCAGCAGTTGATCAGCGCCGGCCACAGGTGGGCCGATATCGCCGGCTACACACTGCCCCAGCTGGAGGCGTTCTGTGCAGCCATCGCTGCCCAGGACCGCGCCGCCATGCGCACGGCGTTGATCGTGGCGCGCGGTGCCAAGGGCACTAAACAGAGTTTCGAGACGATGTTGCGGGGGTTGAAATGAGCAACGGACGGGTCACTACCCAGCTGGTCATTCAGGGCAAAAACGACAGCGCCCAGGCGTTCAACGAGGTCCAGGGTGATCTGAAGCGCCTCAACAGCACCTTGGAGTCCACGGGCAAACGCATTGCCGGTGCGCTTTCGTTCGGCCTGCTAGCCGGGGCCATCAAGAGCGTGGCGCAGACAGCAGATGCTTACCAGCTGATGAACGCTCGTCTGAAGTTGGCGACTGGCAGCCAGCAAGAGTTCAACACCGCGCAGTCGGAGCTGCAACGCATCGCCCTGGCAACCGGCTCGCCAGTCAGCTCGCTGGTGGACCTGTACGGCCGCATCAGCCGACCACTCAAGGAAGCGGGGAAGAATCAGCAGGCCATCCTCGGCGTCACTGAAGCGGTGGCCACGGCATTTCGCGTCTCCGGCGCATCGGCCGTAGAAGCTGAGCAGGGTGTGGTGCAGTTCGCCCAGGCGCTGGGCTCTGGCGCCCTGCGCGGTGATGAGTTCAACAGCGTGGCCGAGCAGGCTCCACGCCTCATGCAGGCCCTGGCCGACGGTATAGGCCAGCCGGTCAGCGCCCTCAAGGATCTGGCCAGTCAGGGCAAATTGACAGCTGATGTTGTGACCAATGCGTTGATTGGTCAGCTGCCCAAGCTCAAGGACGAGCTGAACGGATTTGGCGATACCGTTGGCAAAGAGATCACCGCCATTGGAGACACTCTGGAACGGGGTTTTGGCGCTGCCAACACTGGGCCTCTGATCGAGGCGCTGAAGGAGCTTCGTGAGGCGCTGGCTGATCCCAAGATGCAAGAGAATCTAACTCGGTTGGCGACTGGGCTTGCTCGTGCCGCTCAGGGTGCGACCAAAGCAGGCTCTGCAGCGCTTGGGGCTGTGGAGGACTTGGGTTACATCGCAGCGCGTCTCGCCGAGCACGTAACTGAGATGGATCGCGTCGACAAGGAAATATCAGTACTTGAAGCGTCTGCTGGAGACAATTTCGGCATCCTTGACTTGTACATGAGCGACGCGGCGATCGAAGCAAAACTGAAGGAGTTCAAGGAATACAAGGAAAAGCTGTTGTCGGAGATCGACGGCCTAAATGCTGAGGCACGCAAGAAAGCCGAAGAGCAAGCCGAGTTCGAGCAACGCATTGAAGCCAACTGGATGGCAGCGAACTTGGCAATGCAAACCGCCTACGTCAATTCAGTGCGCAACATTCGTGATCAGCGGGTGAAGGATTTAGATGCCGAGATTAAGGACCTTGAGCGTAAGGAAAAGGCCGCGCTGACCACTGTAGAGGGCTATAAGGCCAAGCGTCTGGAGGTTGAACAGCGCTACAACGACGCCATTCGCTCTTTCCGGCAGGGTAATCGAGAAGCTGACTTTGGCACCCTCAGCAGTCTTCAGATGGAGGCACGTGGCGCTCTGCGTGCAGGGGACGCAGAAACCGCAAAGGCTCGCGCCCAGGAGGCTTTGAAGGCGTTACAGGAAATGGCTGCAGCCGGAAAGAACACTTACGGCTTTGAAGGCATTGCCAAGGGGCTGAAGAGCATTGAAACCGCTGCGCTCGACCTTGAGCAATCCAAGGCTGATGCCAAAGTGGCCGACATCCGGAGCCAGATTGCAGCTCTGAAAGACGAGACGACAAAGCTTCAGAACATCTCCATCTCGTTCAAGTTGGACGAAGCCGAGTTGGAGAAGGTCAAGCAGCAGCTCGCAGCGATTTCGTCCACGCCGATCTTCGTACCCATAAAAATCATTCCGCCGGAAGGTATGAACGGATTCATACCTTCGCAGTGGCCCAGCATCACCTTCCCAACAGACGGCTATGCCACTGGCACCCGCAGCGCCGCCCCTGGCATCCGCTGGGTGGGCGAGCGTGGGCCGGAGCTGATGGCATTCGGAGGAGGTGAGGCGGTGCTGAACTCCCTGGCCTCCCTGAACCTGGCCAATCGCCTGTCCGGCCTCACGGCCCCGGGCCTGCCGGCTGGTATCGAGTCGGCCGCCTCCAAGGCGCCAGGGGGGCGGGACCTCGGGCGGGTATCGATCGACGTGGGCGGCCAGACCATCGAGCTGCTGGCAGACCAGGAGGGCTTCGCCCAGGTGCTCCGCATGCAGTCATTCAAAAGGGGTTAGTCATGAGTCACGCACAGGTGATGCTGGCGGGCGTACCGCTGGCCGGCGCGCCGTCCCAGCGCTACGCCAGCGAGCAGGGGCGCTCCCGCGTCCGGCTGAGCCGGGGGGCGCTGTTCAGCATGAGCCACTGGCAGAAGGAGCAGATCACCCTCAGCGGGGGCGGCGACCTGCCCCACGGGCTCGATGGCCTGGACTACACCGCCCCGATGGAGCTGCGCTGCACGCACCCCAAGTCGATCACCGGGCGCACCTCGGCTGATCGCGCGTTCACCCCGTCGAGCGCCGTCCGCCCCGACGTGGCGCCGTGGGGCTGGGCCCTGCTGGACGGGCGCTGGCTGCTCGTCCCGGCCAGCCTGCAGGGCGGCCAGATCGTGGTGGAGGCAGTGCCCGGCGCCGAGCGATACCGGGGGCTATGGATGCCGGTGTTCAACGTCATCTGTGATGAGCCGGAGGAGGTGATGGACGCCCGCTACGACTGGCAGCTGACGGCCTGGGAGGTCTGACCATGATCAACGGATTCCCCCTCAACAGCCTCCCCATCAATGGCATCGAGCAGGCGGAAACGTCACCCCCGGTGGAGCTGATCCCCGGGCACTCGTCCGTCTGGCAGGTCGACATCCTGCTGGATGGTGTCAGCGTCACACCGTTCCTCGCCGGGCGGGTGTCGATTGACCGGGAGGAGGGCGCGGCTGGCGTTGCCACGTTCGTGCTGCTGTACCCGCCCGGCACACCGGTGCCGGCGGACCTGTTCGGCGCGCAGGCCGAGATCCTTTACCGCGAGATCCTGGACGGCCAACTGCGGGAGCGGCGCCTGCTCACCGGCGCCGTGGCCGAATCCACCTGGTCCGTCACGGACAGGCTGATGACGATCACCTGCACCGACCGCCGCCAACAGCGCCTGGAGGCCATGAGCCTGGCAGAGATCGACACGCTCACGGGCGGATTCTGGAGCGCCGACGTTTTCGAGCCGCTGACCGGGCGCAGCCGGCGCGACTACGCGGAGGAACGTCTGTCCACCGTTGCGGCCAGCCTGGACGCATCCGTGGACGGCGACCTGCGGGTCACCAGTTGGTACGCCACGGCGCCGCACTGGCGGTTCGGCCCTGGCTCCACCCTCTACCAGTCCGTCACGCTGGACGCCCCCAACCTGCGGGGCGCCACCAACCGCGCCGAGCTGGAGGTTAACTACCGCTACCAGCGCCTGTGGCAGCTGAACGAGAACTACAGCTGGCAGCATGTGGGCGAGCATGGCCTCACCGAGATCCAGGGCTTTTGCCAGTGGCGGACCTGGAGCACCGAGACACCCAGCGTCGAGATGGTGGAGAGCGCCATCGAGGGCAGCGGGCAGGTGCTGATCGGCACCCCGCGCTACCAGCTGTTGCCGGCCAGCAGCGGCAACCCCTGCGGCGACGGCGTGCCGTGGATCAACACCAACACCGCCGAGCAGCTGCTGCTCGCCGCCGACGTCACCGGCGGGCGGCGCTGGACCCAGACCGTCACCGAGACCTACCGCATTACCCTGGCCACCGCCGCCGGGCTGGTGGAGGCCACCCGCGTGGTGAGCCGCGACAGCCTGTCGTTCGAGGTGGAGGACGAGCGCGTGAGCGACTGGGAGAACTCTCTGACCTCGGTCGCCCAGTCCGACCTCACCGGCCCGCCCAGCCTGCCCGTGGGCGTGCCGAGCGGCGGCTGGGCATGGACCCCCAACGGCGGCCAGGTGGACGTGATCGACGAGGCGCGCCGCGTGGACGGCCTGCGGGTGGGCATACGGCGGGCGGTGGTCGAGCTGATCAGCGCCCACCGGCAGACCACCGTCAGCTGGGACGTCCCCACCAGCCTGGCCCTGGACGTGGACCTGGTGCACACCCTGGAGCTGGATGACCAGTACACCCGGGCGCGGGGCAAATGCCGGCGCGTGCAGCACCGCCTCGACATGGACAGCGGCGAGGCCATCGCCACCCTGAGCATCGCCGTCATGCGCGGCGGCGGCGACAGCGACGTGCTGGTGGTGCCGGGCCGGCCCGACACCAGCGTGCCACCCCTGAGCAGCACGCCCGGCCCGCCGGATGCCGGGCGCCTGCCGACCCAGATCGGCGGCAGGCTCAACCACCCGCCGAACGCCTCCGGCCCAACCGGCGGCGGGCCCGTGGAGCCCTACGACGACGACCTGGACGGGTTCGCCGGCAACTACTCCACCACCGACGACCTGACCGCCGAGCAGTTCCCGCGGCGATTTACCCTCACGGCCCGGGAGATCCCCGAGCTGTACCGCGACGAACTGACCCGCAGCACGGAAACCCTGCTGCGGGTGGGCATCCCCAACGACCTATTGGAGCTGTGAGATGAGCAACGAGAGCGACCGCCGCAACAGTGGGGCGGCGAACGAGGCCGCCCGCCGCGCGTCGGGCGCCGCCAACGAAGCGGCCCGGCGGGCCAGCGGAGCAGCCAACGAGGCCGCGCGCCGAGGCGACAGCCAGCAGGTGCAGCGCGACCTCAACCGCCTGGTGCGGCCGCCCATCCGCCGGCAGGAGCTGCGCACCGTGGCCGCGCGCGGTGCAGCCCCGGCCGCGCGCGGGCGCAGCGACTACGTGCCGCCTGCCACCGGCGGCGCCGGCATCGCCGGCCCCCTGCAGGAAACCGACGTCAGCGCCCGGGTCTACCACCCGATGCGCCTGGTCTCCACCTCCGACGGCCTGTTCACGTTCCGCGAGGCGCCCATCGAGCAGGTGGTGCTGCGCGACGCCAACGGCCGCGACACCGAGTTCCACTACCTGGTGGAGCCCACGCCATGAGTGCCCCGCGTACCGCCCAGGTGCGGCCGCCCGTACCGCGCCGGCTGGACACCTGGGGCTGGTGTTGGCATGGCCAGGTCATCGAGCCGTACAACGCCCAGAACTACGTGCAACTGAGCAACGGCGAGCGCTACCGGCTGGACTACCAGCTCACCTACGGTATCGAGCCTGGCCACTGGTCCTACCTGTGGGACATCGGCCTGCCCGACCGCATCCCCACCGGGGACGAGATCGGCGCCGGCGCGGCCTGGTGGGGAAAGGCGCTGCTGCGTTTCGGGCGCGGCCGACTGGTGGCCTATGGCGGAACCCACTTCCGCACCAACGAATGGCCCGTGCAGCTGGATGGGCAGGTGGGGCGTGTGTGGATGCAGACCGCGCGCAGCGGCGACAGCCTGGCGTTCGTGTTCGAGTTCAACCACTCGATCATCGGGCAGGCCGCGAGCCCGGTGCGGGTGGAGCTGCCGGCCATGGACGTGGGGCAGACCGTCCAGCCGCCGGTCTACACCGGGCGCACCCAGGGCTCCCCGCAGATCGAGGGCTGGGTGCTCACCCTGATCGACATCCTGCCCAACGGGCGCAGCGCCCTGTTCAGCATCACGCCCTCGTTCTCCAACGACTGGAGGCGCGGCGGCTTCGCCATGCTCGGCCTGTTGCGGGTCGACGTCGGCGGCACCCTGGCCGCGCCCACGGCCTCGGTCACGGTGGTACACAACCGGACCGGCGCCATGGGCGACCTGGTGGACGAGCTGGATGACGGCATGGCCGTGGTGCGCCTCGGGGCACACCCTGCCACCACCACCGGCAACCCGGTCTGGCCATCCTGCGAGACCCAGGTCACCACCCGGCCCGCCGGGTACGAGCGCGGGGCCGCCGATGCCGACATGAGCGGCTACGAGGGCACCTCGACCGCGCGTTACGGCCAGCGCAACGCCCTGGTGGCCGCCTGGTTCCGGGGCGACGGCAGCGTGGCCGAGGTGCGGATTGACGCCCTGGCCGAGGTCACAGCCACCTCCACCATCACCGACAATTCCAGCGGCGCCCGGGTGATCACCTCCACCTACCGCAACAACGGGTCCCAGTGCGTGGGCGGCGACACCACCATCGAGGACGATTCGGTCTACGAACTGGTCGGGCAGCGGGAGGAAGTGCAGCGCTACAACCTGGTGCTGCGCGGCCCGGACGGCGAGACCGTCGACACCCTGCAGCTGGAGCGGCGCGAGCACCTGCACGACCGCTGGCGCCTCACCACCGACGGGCTGGACGAGGGGGCCAGCGTGTTCCAGGTCTCGTATGAGGTGCTGGAGAACGGCGAGGAGCGCCACCGTGTGACCGACCCGCCCAAGCGGACTACGTGGGGCCTCAACCCCTGGGGCTACAACCTGACTCGCGTGGGCGTCGGCTACAGCGCCCAGAACGGCCTCTGGCAACAGTGGCGGCTGGATCACAGCGTCATCTACGCCTCCAACCGCACCGTGTGCCTGGCCCGCCTGCAACGCAACATCGAGAACGGTGGGGGACCCTACCAGGTGCGCTACGGCCCGCTGATCACCTCCCGGGGCCTGTACCCCGACCCGGTGAGCATCACCGTCCCGATAACGAACATCGTCCCGCTGGAGGACGGCTTCGGCCGAACCGACATGCGCCCGGTCAACCGGTGCAGCCTCAACATCGTCACCGGCCAGGTGGAGCGCCACCGGGCAGACATCATTTCCCATGGCTGGGTGTAGGAGAAACCATGCTCAGATTCGTCAACAACTGGTCGGCCGAGCTGCTGCAGCCGCTGGCCTCCAACGCCCTGCAGCTGGAGGTCGCCCCGGAGCTGGCCGCACGGCTGGAGTTCGGCGCCGGCGACCACTACCTGCTGACCCTGCTGGACACCACGCCGGGCTCCACCGCCTATGAGGTGGTGCGGGTCACCGGTGCCAGCGGCGGCGTGCTGACCCTCGCCGAGCGCGGTGTCGAAGACCGGCCCGCCCAGGACTGGCTCGCAGGCGCCCGGGTGATCTGCTCCTGCACCGCCGCCACCCTCCAGGCGCTGGCAGCAGCGGGCGGGGGAGGCGGTGGCGGTGGGTACGGCCAGCAGATCCTCGACGTCACCTTCGATGGCACCTACACCCTCACCGACGACCATGGCCTGGTGGAGATGCGCCTGAACCAGATGGAGAACCCCGCCAGCCTGGTCATCCCCAACGCCCCGCGCCAGGTGGACGTGTTCATCCGCAGCAGTACCGGCTCGCCGCCGTTCACCATCAGCACCCCAGGCAACACCCCCACCGTCGAGGGCAGCACGGGCAGCTGGTACACCAGCAGCGGCACCGACCTGATCATCGAGAACCTCAACGGCATCGTCTGGGGCCGGCTGTACGTCAACCCCAACGCCGGCACCTGCCACCTGCTCGTCCTGCACGAACGCTCGTTCGACACCTGATTCCACCCCTAGCCCTGGAGTAGCCAGCCATGCAGCCGGCCCGCCTAGACCTGCCCGTCATCCCGGGCGCCACCCTCAACCAGCCGCTGCTGCTGATGCAGCCCGTCTACCAGTACCGCCCCATCACCGGCCTGGCCGGCACCGCCCCGGTGCGCCTGCAGGTGCCCGCCCACGGCCTGCCTGGCGACTGGATGGTGTGGTGCGAGGGCGTGCCCAACTGGCCCGACCTCAACCAGGACAAGCAGCGCTCACCGGGCCGCCTGGCCCACGTAGTGGACGCCGACACCCTGGAGTTCAACGACCTGGCCGGGCAGGGGCGCACCGCCGCCAGCGGCCTGCTGGTCTACCGCCTCCCGGTGGACCTGACCGGCTGCGAGATCCGCGCCGAGATCCGGGGCGAAGGCGCCGCCCCCATCCTGCTGACCCAGGGCAACGGCGGCGTGCAGCTCCAGGGCCTCGGCCGGGTGCTGCTGATCCTCACCGCCGAGCAAACCGCCGCCATCACCTGGGCGCGCGGTGAATGGGACCTGACCATCACCCACCCCGACGGCACCGTGAACCGCTGGGTGGCCGGCCAGGTGCTGGTTAACGGCGGAGGAGGGTGCGCCCATGGCTGCTGAAACCCCGGTCGTCGTTGCCGTGGCCGAAGCGGTGGCCCTAGTGGTGGAGCCGACCCGCGTCGCCGGGGTGGCCATCGCCGCCGGTGGCCAGGGCCCGCCGGGGCGCAATGGCGTCGACGGCGCCACCCTCAGCCCGGACCCGGGCAATCAGATCGAAAACCGCCCGAACGGGCTCTACGTCGCGCCCGTGAGTTGGGCCGAGCAAACCTGGTAGGAGAACCCCATGAGCACCATCCAATTCCACAAGGTCAGCAGCCTGCCCGGCACCCTGGCGGCCGACGCGTTCTACTTCGTCCAGAACGGCACCTACGCCGAAGGCTACCTGACCAACGCCGCCGGCGAGGCGCGGGCCATCGGCAACAGCTCGATGATCAACGCGCTGATCACCGACGCCCTGGCCAGCCTGCCCAGCTCCGGTGCCCCGCTGGTGTTCGTCGCCGACATCGCCGCGCGCAATGCCCTGGAGGGCAGCCTGACCTCGGCCACGTTCGTGCTGGTGGAGGATGCCACCGGCGACCCCACCGTGAATGCCGGTGCCGCTCTGTATGGCTGGAACCCGGCCACCTCCAGCTGGCTGAAACTCGCCGAGTATGAATCCATGGACGTGACCCTGACCTGGAACGCCATCCAGGGGCGCCCCACCAGCACCCCGGCGCAGATCGACAGCGCCGTGGCCGCCGCCCACTCCCACGCCAACAAGGCCACCTTGGACAAGTTCAGCGAGTCCGGCGGCCTGCTGCGGTTCAATGGTGCTGCCATCCCTGCAGAGTGGAACGGCGCGAACTGGTGACCCTATGCCGACGATCAGTCAGTTCAAGGTGGTGGCGTCACTGCCCGCAACGCTGGCGCCTGACGCGGTCTATTACGTCCGCGTCGGCACGGGGTTCGACATCTACGTCACCAACAGCTCAGGCACCGTGGTGGCGTACCCCTCCAACCAGGTGAACCCACCCGCCGCCACTCAGGCAGAGTCGGAGGCAGGTATTGAAACGGCGCTTCGATCATGGTCGCCTCTGCGGATCATTCAGGCGATTCGCTCATCGGCGGCGGTTGCTACCGAGGCGTTGCGCGGAGTGCTACGCGTTGGAACGCAGGCGGAAGTTAACGCGGGCGCACTAGACGATGTGATCGTGACACCCAAGAAGTTGCGCGCCGGATTCGCAATCAGCCTGGGAACCAGTGGCTACGTTGCATTCCCGACTTGGTTGGGAGGGCTGATCGTACAGTTTGGTCGCGCCTCAAACTCCACCGCCGGCACCATCACCGTCACCCACCCGATTACGTTTCCTGGTTCAAAGATCCTGGCGCTTGCCGCCCCTATCGTCGCCGGTCCACTAGGGTGGGATGTCACGTCTAGCACGGGCGATACCAGCCTATCTAGCACGTCATTCAACAGGCGCGCAGGGGTCGGGACGTCCAGTTCAAACTCTGCGTTCGATATTTTCTACCTCATTATCGGGAACTGAACATGTATTACGCATCACGATCTGCGCGCGGGCTGTTCTGCCGCGCCGTTCACGGCGCCTGCATTCCCGCCGATGCTGTTGCATTGTCAGCCATACGCTACGCCGAGCTGCTACACGGCCAGTCGAGGGGAAAGGTCATTGACTGGGGTGACGATGGGTTCCCGATATTGGTTGATCCACCCGAACGGCGAACTACCGTTGCGGAACTATGCGAGCGGGTCGATGCAGCAGCTGATGCAACGCGTAGGCGTTGCGCTGGTGATCCGCTGCGTGCACTCGAGCGGGACCGGGCCAGAGAGGAGGCAGAGCAGTTTGCTGCCTCTGGATATCAGGGCGAGGTTCCTCGCATGGTGGCCGCCTGGGCCATCAACGGGCGCACTCCGCGCCAGGCTGCCGACAGCATCCTGGCCGCTGCAACTGCCCATACCGAACAGATGTGCCGTATTCGTGAGATACGCCTACAGGCCAAGGAGATGCTCCGCCAGGCCATGGCCGAGGACAACCCTGTGCTGGCCGCTCAAATAGCCGATGAGGCTGTTAGATCGCTTGAGAACGCCTGCCTATCCGCTGAATCCAACTGAGCCTCGCCCCGAGCGGGTTTTTTCATCTGGAGCACCACCCATGCAGATCACCGAGCAGCAGCTGCTGCAGATCCTCCCGAACGCCCGCCGAAACGCGGGCGTTTTTGTTTCCGCCATCAACCGAGCGGCGGCCCGGTACGACATCACCGGCCGCGTGCGCCTGGCCGCGTTCCTGGCCCAGGCTGGTCATGAGAGCGCCGAGCTCACCCGGCTGGTGGAGAACCTGAACTACGGCGCCGCCGGCCTGGCCAATACCTGGCCCGGCCGTTTCGCCGTGGATCCTACCGCCCGCCAGCGCGTGCCCAACGGGCTCGCCCTGCGCCTGGAGCGCCAGCCCGAGGCCATCGCCAATGCGGTCTACGGCAATCGGATGGGCAACGGCCCGGCCGCCTCCGGTGACGGCTGGCGATACCGGGGCCGGGGGCTGTTCCAGATCACCGGCCGAGCGCAGTACCAGCGGTGCGGTAGCGCCCTTGGCCTGCCCCTGGTGGAGCAGCCTGAGCTGCTGGAGCGGCCAGAGCATGCGGCGCTGTCGGCGGCGTGGTTCTGGGATGACAACGGGCTCAACGCCCTGGCCGATACCGGTCGGTTCGACGACATCACCCAGCGCATCAACGGCGGGCAGAACGGCCGCGCCGAGCGCCGCCTGCTGTGGGATCGCGCCCGGGCGGTGCTGGCATGAGCGCCGTGATTCCTCTGCGCCTGGTGCTGGCCGGCGTGGCGCTGCTGCTGGCCGCTGCCGGTGGTGCCTGGCTGGCTGCCCAGCACTATCGCCCGCTGCTGGACGAGGCGCAGGCCCAGGCCGTGCGGTGCCAGCAGGCGCGCCAGGACCTGGAGAGCGCCGTGGGCGAGCAGAACGCCCGGATGGCCCAGTTGCGCGCCGAGGCCGAGCAGCGGCAGCAGGCCGCCGTCCAGGTCAAGCAGGAGGCGCGCCAGGCCACTGCCGGCGACTACGCCGCCGCCCAGCGCCTGCAGCAGGAGCGGATCGGCGGCGACTTGTGCGCCGCGGCTGAGGCGGTGATCAACCGGGAGCTGGGTCTATGAGGCTGGGAATCGTGGTGGGTGTGGTGTTCGCGCTGGCGGGGTGCGCCGGCCGGCAGGACGCCGAGCCGCGCCTAGTGCGCGTGGAGGTCCCGGTGGTGGTGCCGTGCCGGGTGGAGGAGGTGGCCGTGCCGCCCTGGGCGGCTTCGACGCTGCGAGCGGGCGACTCGCTGGAGGTGAAGGTGAGGGCTTTGCTGGCTGAGCGCCGGCAGCGGATTGGTTACGAGCGTGAACTCATAACGGCGATGAAAACTTGTGGTCCGCCGTGAGTTATTCGGAGATCTACAGAATGACTAGTAGGTGTTTTTGAATATAAAAAAAGACTTCATGTTTGATTTTTTTCTTTCGTTTTCTTTTTGGACTAGCTGGGTCAGGGCTTCCTTGTATGGCATTTCCCACGACTCTTTAGTGTGGTCTTCGTCTTTATGAATATAGTCATTGACGAAGCAGTTAAGTAGTCCATCCGATAGCCTATAAATCCTCTGTAGGGTCTCGTATGTTTCCTTGTGCCCTTCCTCGCTGGCGAGTGAAACCCCCCAGAATGACAAATCAGATTTCGCGTCGGCGAAGCGTGCGGTTGCTTCGTCTAGTTCGTTAATAGCAAGGTTGATATTTGAAATTGTGTTCTTCGCATAGGCTTCCGAGATGGGTATCTTCCCCGGGCGAACGGTCAAAACTTCAAAGCCATAATTGATGAATTTCGCTTTTTGCTCTAGCTCTGAAAGAATGTTTATATATTTGACTGCGGCAGTATACGAGTCGTCGTTTATTTTTGTTTCTAGCCACTTAAAATATGTTCTAAGTGCAAGTAAAAATGCCAGTGTTGTAATCCATGCTGTAATAATGTCTGGCCAGTTCGAATCCTTTACTAGGTCTAGAGAGACTATTCCTGAAATAAAGCCAAATAAAAAGAATAAGCATATAAATACGAATGTGCATTCAATTGATAAGTTGTTCGGCAGCTTCAT